CATCATGGCCGTCGACGACGATGGCCAATGGGTGCATCAAAAGTTTGGGTATGCAGTTCCGCGCCGAAACGGAAAGAGCGAGGACGTTATTGTCCGGTGCATCTACGCGCTGGCAGAAGGAACAAGGGTGATCTACACCGCCCACCGCGCGACCACGTCGCATGCGATCTGGGAGAGGATGGACCGCCTTGTACCGGCTGCCGGCCTTACAGTCACATCCTCGTTCAAGGCCTTCGGCAAGGAACATATCTATACCGAGAACGGCGGAGCCATTGAGTTCCGCACCAGGACATCCTCGGGCGGCCTGGGCGAAGGGTACGACCTTCTCATCATCGACGAGGCGCAGGAGTACACCGACGACCAGGAGACGACTCTGAAGTACGTCGTGTCGGACAGCGAGAATCCGCAGACGATCATGCTCGGCACACCGCCGACGGCGGTGTCAGCCGGCACGGTCTTTTCCAAGTATAGGGATAAAGTGCTGCAGGGCGACGGCTTCGAGAGCGGCTGGGCGGAGTGGTCGGTGGATCAGATGACAGATCCGAACGACGTCGAAGCCTGGTACAAGACGAACCCGTCCCTCGGGTATGTCTTGAAGGAGCGCGTGATCCGGTCGGAGATCGGAGATGACGAGATCGACTTCAACATCCAGCGCCTGGGCTTGTGGCTGCGCTACAACCAGAAGTCGGCGATCAGCAAGACAGAATGGGAAGCGCTCACGGCTGAAACCCTGCCGGAGCTTTCCGGCAAACTGTTTGTCGGAGTCAAGTTCGGCCACGACAACAATAATGTCGCCATGTCCATCGCGGCGAAGACGGTGGACGGCAAGATCTTTGTCGAAAGTATCGACTGTCAGCCGATCCGTGCCGGCGTCGCCTGGATCCTGGACTTCCTGGACAAGGCCGACGTGGCGAAGGTCGTTGTGGACGGCGCCAACGGGCAGGCAGTCCTGAAGGACGCCATGCACGAGTACGGGCTCAAACCTCCGCTGCTTCCTACTGTCAAGGAGATCATCAAGGCCAATGCGGTCTTCGAACAGGCACTCTCGCAGCAGGAGCTGGTACACATGAACCAGCCATCCCTGACGCAGGCGGCTTCCAACTGCGATAAGCGGGCGATCGGATCCAATGGCGGATTCGGTTACCGGTCCCAGAGGGAAGACATAGAGATCGCGCTTCTTGACAGCGTGATCCTCGCCCATTGGGCATGCTCGGAGCATAAGGAAACCAAGAAACAACAAGTCTATTATTGACGGCATCGCGGTTCCGGCGACGCCGCCATTTTTACGTTACCAACGGTTAAATGGGAGGAACATCATGAGCGAATTCAAACCTATCGAAACACAGGAAGAACTCAACAACGTCATCCGGGAGCGCCTGGAGCAACAGGAAAGGGTCATCAGGAAAGACTACGAGGGCTACAAGTCCCCGGACGAAGTCGGCGAGCTCACCAAAGGATTCGAGGCACAGCTCAAAGAGCTGCAGGGCAAGGCAGACACGACGAAGGCAGATCTGGAGGAGAAACTCCGCCAGGCGACCGCCGGCGCCGAGGCTGCCACGTTGGAAGTGGCCCGCATGAGGGTCGCATCCGAGATGGGGATTCCCGTCGAGCTTGCACAGCGGCTCTCCGGTGTGGACGAGGACAGCATCCGCGAGGACGCGAAGACCTTGGCCAAGTACACCGCAAACATCAATGCAGGGACACCGATGGCAGATCCTGAGCGCCCCGTAGGGGACGCGCTCGAGGAGTCCTTCCGTCGGATGGCCCAGGAACTTAATACCAAATAGGAGGTATAAGAATGGCTACTAAGGCTACCGCGGGGACCAATTTCCCCACCGCTCTTGTTTCTGAAATGTTCAACGCCGTCGGCGGTCGCTCCGCCCTGGCTAAGCTGAGCGGACAGAGACCCATCCCCTTCGCCGGTGAGACCGTGTTCACGTTCTCCCAGGCCGGCGCTGCTTCCATCGTTGGCGAAGGCGACAACAAACCCGCCGGCGTTGGCACCGTCGCTCCCACTGTGATCCGTCCTTACAAGTTCGTATTCCAGTACAGAGTCAGTGACGAGTTCGTCTACAATGCTGAGAGCCGCATGGACTACCTGCGCGGCTTTGCCGGAGCCTTCGGCAATATCATCGCTCAGGGTATGGACGTTGCCGCGATGCACGGCCTGAACCCGGCTGATCTGTCCAACGCTTCCTTCAAGGCGACGAACAGCTTCGACGGTCTGGTCTCCAGCACCGTTACCTACGCTGCTGCAAACATCGACAGCAACATCGACGCGGCCATCCAGGCTGTCCAGGCGAATGGCGGCGAGATCACCGGTATCGCGATGTCTCCCGTTGCCGGCGCTGCTCTGGGCGCTCTGAAGGCCAGCGGCGTTCCGCAGTTCCCCGAGTTCAGATTCGGCCAGAACCCCGATGCGTTCTACGGCATGGCGTCTGACGTCAACAAGACCGTCAACACCACCGGCACCGCTTCCGGTTCTCAGACTGACCACGTCATCGTTGGTGACTTCGCCAACTCCTTCCGTTGGGGCTATGCCAAGAACATCCCGATGGAAGTCATCCAGTACGGCGATCCCGACGGCCAGGGCGACCTGAAGAGAACGAACGAAGTCGTTCTCCGCGCCGAAGCTTACATCGGCTGGGGCATCCTGAACCCCGCCGCCTTCGCTATCGTCAAGGCGTAGCGTCATGAAGTATCGCAACGAATTAACCGGCGCGATCATCGACGTAGAGTCTGAAATGGGCGGCGTCTGGAAACCGGTCGCCGCTCCTGAAACTGACAAGTCGGCGAAGAAAGCGCCGAAGAAGGAGAAGAAGGCAGAGAAATGACGTATGCAACTTTACAAGACGTGCTCGACCTTTCCGGTGCCTCTTACACAGCGGATCAGCAGGCCCGCATCGAGGCCCTGCTCCCGCTCGTGTGCGATGCGCTTAGGTACGAAGCAGCCAAGGTCGGAAAGGACCTCGACGATATGATCGGCAAGAGCGAAGCGCTGGACAGTGTCGCCAAGCTTGTAACGGTTGACATCGTCGTTCGTGTCCTTCGGCAATCAACAGACGGCGAGCCCATGTCGCAGGAGAGTCAGTCTGCGCTGGGCTATTCTTGGAGCGGGACGTACGCGGTCCCGGGCGGCGGCATTGCGAATGCGATCATGCGCAATGACTTAAAGCGCCTGGGGCTGTGGTCCCAGAAGTACGGGGTGATTGATTTCTATGGCGAGGATTAAGACCACGAGCATCATCCTGATCGGCGAGACGAAGACGGGCGAGGACGACTTCGGTCGTCCCGTCTACACGACGACCGAGCAGGAGATCAGCGGCGTCCTGGTCGGCGAACCGACAAGCGACGAGATCAACGACGTCCTCCAGTTACACGGTAAGCAGCTCGCTTACGTCATCGCTCTCCCGAAGGGCGACGAGAACGACTGGATCGACAAGGAGGTCATCGTCTTCGGAAAGAAGTTCCGGACGGTCGGCGAGCCCACGCAGGGCATCGAGGCGAACATCCCGCTTGACTGGAACAAGAAGGTCAAGGTGGTCGTCTATGAATAGCACCCTGAAGGTCAAACTCGTGAGGCGAGGCGTCAGGGCGCTCCTGAAGAGCGACGAGGTCAAGGGCGCCTGCATGGATATTGCGCTGAAGATGCAAGCCCAGGCGGGCCCCGGTTACGAGGTGGAAGAACGCACCTACCCGGAGAGATCCGGTGCAGCCGTTTTCACCGGAGACGCTGACGCATTCTACGACAACCTGACCAACAACACCCTTGAGAAAGTGAGGCGGTCTGTTTGATTGAGAAAACCTTGAGATCTTATCTGGTGACTGCATTAAACGGTGTGCCTGTTCTTATGGAGACTCCGGAGGTCCCCTCTGTGGACTTCCCGGAGTTTCCGGATCAGCTCGTCCTGATCGAGCGGGTCGGCGGCAACAAGCAGAATCTGATCCAGACCGGGTCCTTCGCGATCCAGTCCTACGGGAAGAGCCTGCTGGAGGCCGCCACCCTCGATGAAGAGGTGCGGGCGGCGATGGAGGACTTCGTCACGGTGGAGAACATCGGGGCGGTCAGCCTCTCGTCCTGCTACAACCACACGGACACCCGCACCGGCAAATACAGATACCAGAGTACATTCGATGTAACTTTTGTAGAGACAGGAGAATAACATGGCAAATACTACGTCTAATGTCACTGTCGGCAAGCCCAAGGTCGGCGGCGCGATCTTTTATGCGCCCATCGGCTCCACGCTGCCCACAGATGCGACGACGGCGCTCGATGCGGCGTTCAAGAACGTGGGCTATATCTCCGAGGACGGCTTCACGAACTCGATCAGCATTGAGTCCGAGACCATCAAGGAGTGGGGCACCGAGACTGTCCTGGTCGTTCAGACGTCCAAGGAAGAAACCTATCAGTTCACGATGCTCGAAGCGCTCAACGCGGACGTCCTTAAGGTCGTCTATGGCGACGACAATGTCACCGGCACTCTGACGGCCGGCATCACGGTCAGATCTAACGCGGCAGACCTCTCGGCTCACGCCTGGGTCATCGACACGATCGAGACGGACGGCGCTGTCGTTCGTCACGTCATCCCGAACGCCGCTGTCAGTGAGATCGGCGATGTGCAGTATGTCGCTAACGCCCCCGTTGCTTACGAGATCACCCTGACCGCGATGAAGGGCGACGCTGCGTTCGATTACGACACGAGCAAGAAGTACATCCTCAGAGCTTAGTAGAGGATAAAGGAGGAACAGCACAATGGTTAAGGGAAAAACTCCATCCGGTTTCGAGTTTGAAGCCAACGAGAAGATGATGAAGAGCGCGCGCTTCCTGCGCATGTTCAGGGACGTCCAGCGGGATGACAACGGTCTTGTAATCTTTGACATCCTCGAGCTCATCCTGGGCAAAGAGCAGGCGGACGCGCTGATCGACTTCATCACGGACGACGAAGGGTTCGACGACATCGACCGCCTGTCGGAAGAGTTTGTCGAGATCTTCAACGTGCTCACGGAGGCGGCAGAAACAAAAAACTGATGGCCCTTGCCGGAATGCTGGCCCTCGATGAGGATGCTGTCATCTGCGACTTCGCAGAGACATATCATGTGCTGGATTTTTGGGCGTTGCCGGTTCCCTTGCTGGCAACGCTCGCCTCCGGCTTAGGGGAAGATTCAAGGATCAAGATGAAAATGGCAGGGTTTGAGCGGCTGCCGATGCAATACGTCATCGCACGTATGGCAGACGAGATCACCCTGTTTAGGTACAGCTTCGCGGACACGAAGGAGACGCCGAAGCTGATTACCGAACTCATGGATACGAACAGAACACCTGAAAGAACGAAGCTCGCCGGATTTGAAACCGG